TACCGATGATCTGTGTCTTGACTGGACCTTGCGCAGGAAAGGTCTCCATTATTGTTTCGGCTTGAAACTTCACAACCGCTTCAGCCAAGAGGGGGTGGTAGACACCACAAGCCCCGGGCCATGGTTCTGTTCTGTCTTCTAGCCTCAAACCCAATAGATCCAGCCCATCTACATAAGTCTGCATCCAGTCTTTACGGGATGAGATGTCTTCTTCAAAATCGCCAAGTAAGTCGGTCACTAAGCCAACCAACTCATCATCTTCCATGCTTTCGGCGAGGTTGGCATTAAAGTCGTCTGTTTCTTTATCTGGGTCAATCTCAATTTCTAAGCCACCCATGCGGATCTTGACCTCTTCTGGATCTTCAATCTCTATCTCAATGTCTGGCACCATCAAGTCATCTAGTCCTAACGGAGCTTGATTTAGTGATTTCTCAATTGCCATTTTTTATCCTTAGTAATACGCAGGTTGTCTGCGTCTAAACTGCTGCGGTTCATCTTCTTCGTCTAGTGCTGTGCGTATGTAACCACCTTTCCTAAAGCGCATAAGGGCAAGAGAGACCGTATCGACATAGTCATCATGCTCTCCACTCGGAAAACTTGCAACTTCATCAATGACTTCCTCAGCCCACTGTCTATTTGGGGCCCAGATCCTGCCAGAGGCAAATAGATCAGAAACAGCATTTAGCCTCGTAATCTTGTCGTTCCCCCTAACAGGAGTAAATTCCTGCACCGGTATCCCCATCGCCCTCAACTCATAGATCAACGGAGCGCCAGAAGCCTTCTTTTCAATAATGACTGAGTCCGGTTCCCACTCCCTGTAATTCTCTATCACCATCTGCTTGAGTTCAGGAAACTCCACCCTGTCCCTGAAAGCCTCTAACAAGATTAAATTAGCTTGCTCCTTGCCTACATCATCAGGATGATAAAACACTCCCCAAATCGTACAAGCTGAATAGTCCGCTCGGTTTGATTTCTCAAAAGCTGTATCCCAAGCCATCAAAGTAAAGTCACACCACGGCGGATCATCCCTCTCCCAAACCTTCCACCACTCCCTTTTAACAATAGCTGAAGACTCAGAAGTGGGATTTTGTTGATACTGGGCCTGCCACTTTTGATTCGGAAGCTCATTTCGTAGAGCATCTAATTCTTCAAAAGACCAAAACTCCGGCCACAAAGGCTTCCCACTCGGAAGAATCGCTGGGAACTCTATAACTTCCCACTCCTCCCCACCCCTCTGAGCAGCCGCCTTTAAAACCTGCCCCACTAAGTCTCTCTTCCCCCACCGAGTCATAATTATGACTATGGCCCCTCCCGGTTGAAGTCGCTGTCTCGGACCAGAAGTAAACCATTCATAGACCTTGTCATAAATACTCTGGTCGCTTGAAGCAAGAGCAGCCTCTTGCTCTGAATGAGGGTCGTCAATTATCAGTAAATCTGCACCTTTTCCAGTAACAGTACCGCCAACACCAATAGCAAAATACTCCCCGTTAGCATTAGTAGACCACCTTCCAGCTGCCTTTGAATCCTGCCGCAAAGCAACATTCGGAAATATCTTGGCAAACGTATCCCCATCTACAAGGTTCCTCACCTTCCGGCCAAACCCAACCGCCAGCTCCGCTGTGTTAGAACTCTGAATGATCTTCTTCCCCGGATACTTCCCTAAAAACCAAGCCGGCAATAAGTAAGAAGCAAACTCCGACTTCGTATGTCTAGGAGGCATGTTGATGATCAACCTCTTTAACTTCCCAGAGGCTATCTCCTCAAACTTCTTGGCCATAACAGCATGATGCCTCCCATGAATAAACCCCGGCCACATCGCTTTTACAAAAGCCATAAAACTCGTCTGCCCCCTCTCCCGAACCAAAGCATCCGAATACTGCTGCGCCATCTCCAATAAACTCGCCCGCTCTCCATCCGGCAAGTTTTCAATCAACTCCACCAACTTCATACAATATTCCTAACCCGCAAACCCGAAGGCCGCAAAGAACGAGGTACATGCCTCAACTTCTTCAATATCCCCAAAGAAACTAACCGATCTATCTTCCTCTGTACATTCCCCCTACCCCTCGCACCTATCCGATCCATGATCTCATCCACCGTAGGACCATACCCAAACGCCTTCCACCACTCATCCACAACTAAAAATACTTCCCTCTGCGCTGGCGTCATACAAATCTCCAAAAATATCCCCCCACCACTTCCCGGGGACCCAAAAACATAAGGGGGGCATTCCTATCTCCACCCCAAAAAACCGCGTCCGTAAAAAATAATACCCCCTCCCCCCTGCAAGTTAGTAAAGACTGACAAAGCAAGTTGTTGATTTGATTGAACATTGTCAGGCTAACACGATGTTAGGGTGAGATTTCATGGGAATCGAGTGTGGGGAATACTATGTAGTGGGGTTGTCCGCTGCGTCGGCCAAACCGGGGGGTGGGGCGGTGGTGGGGTCGTCCGCGTCCGCCGGCGAAACCCTCTCCCCCTCGAGCTCGCACGCGTCTGTAGCATCCGCCGCTTGATCTTCTATCGTCTCCCGGCCCCGTTCTATCTCTGCGAGTAGGTCGTCCGCGTCTGTGACCATGGCCGCATCTGTTGCGCCCCGGGCGGAAATCGCCAGTCTGAGCGAGGCCATTAGTTTTTCTTTGATCTCCGCTGGATTGGCCACATGGACGACTTCTCGCCGCTCAGTAAATAAACTCACTTCTGTAATCTTGCCGAGGAGCTCGAGGGCTTTCATCCTCTGCGCCGGGGGAAATTCCTCATCGAGTGCGTGCTTTGTGAGTTGGTGGATTGTCAGCGCCCGCAAGTGAATAGGGGTTGCATATTTCTGTGCCTCAAAAGCCGCTTGGAACGCCTCGATCTGTGCCTGTATTCTGCCGTCGTTTGTCAACTCCACTCCCCGGCGACTTTGCGTCTCTGGCTTTCCTTTGCTTTTATATGCCTTCCTGTAAGCCCCTGCTTTGCTCTCACCCCGGGCGATTTCCTCTGCGAAGCGAATTTGTTTTGGCGTGAGGCCGGTCCGCTTTGCGCTATGGACGCCTAGAAGAATTGTCTCGATTGGGACACTCTTTAGGCTTTCCTTCACTTGTGCTCTTGTCAGTTTCATCTGTTCCCCTTCGGGTATATGGTGAGGACATGATAGCGGGCCGTCGCCCTTCGGGCAAGACACGCCAGCGCCGCCCCGACCGAACCCCTCGAGCTATTCCCCTTCGTTTTGTAGGTTATTGCAAAAAAGACTAAAAAGGGGCTTGACAGTCAAGCTAGATCGCGTAGAACGGAACCCTGATGTATTGACTTTTAACCCCTGCTAGGAGAACCGCACCAAATGAACGCCCAAATCATTTTTTCGATTGTCGCCGTCGCACTTCTAATTTTCATTTTCGCACTAACCACCGCCGGGGCCATCCATGTCTTTTATGCGCGGGGCTTTTTCGCCATAGTCGTAGCGCTATGGATTTTTCTCGCCCTTCTGCCTTATCACAAAAAGTAAAGGGGAACCGCCAAATGAAAACCGCCGACTACGCCCAAGAGGCACTCACCCGCGCACGCGCCGGGGATGTTAATTCCAACTACGGCCCAATCTTCGAGGGTTTCCTCGCGAAGGGCCTTCGCTTCGACGATATCCGCCCCCGCGAGAATGTCCTTACTTTCAACGCATGGAAAGCTCTCGGACGAGTGGTCCGCCGCCATGAAAAAGGCGTCTCGATTGTGACTTGGATTGAAACCGAAAAAGACGGCCAGCGCACCCGCCGCCCGAAGACGACGACAGTTTTTCACATTTCACAGACCGAACCGCTTATTTGAGGAGACGCCGCTATGAAAGTCTTTCACCTACTAGAAAACCGCGAGACCCACTTCCCCGACGCGGTGACGCCCCTCGAGGCCGTAACTCAGATGCATTGCTCAGAAAATGGCCTTATGTCTGCATGGTTGGACGCCCGTCACTCTAATTTTTTGGAATTTGCTTCCACCCTTCCCGTGACCTACGGCCGCCGGTCTGTCTGTTGCGGGGATTGGGCTTGCCTCGAGAGTTAACCCGCCGCCGGGGCGGTTCCCCGGCTTTTCCCTGCTAGGAGATTGAACCATGCGAAGAATCACCCCCAAAGAGGCCGAAACCCTGCGCTTTATCTGCGGCCGTGCCCCTGATCTATCCATGAGCGAGGCCGAGGCCGACCGACTGGAAATGGCCGTCGAGCCTGTCTATTTCGACGACGCCGACGGCTGGAGAATGTATTTCGAGGCCGCTTGCCCCGTCTATTTCAACTAACCAAGGAGAACCACAGATGGGCTTTTTTTCCAAAACCTGCGCCAAAACGCACTTGCCAATCGTTCACGATGGGCGAGGATTCCCCGAGCTTTCCGAGATTGTCGCACTTTACCCCGACGGCCGCCGCTTGACCGGCTTTTATGATGGGTATGGCCGCATCGATGGCGAGGATCTCTGCCCCGGCGGATACGACGAGGAGACATGGGACGGGCTGAAATTCGTTCTTCTGTCCGCCTATTCCGGGGAGAAATACAAAGAGCTCGGCCGGTCCCATGACGAGCTCGCACAAGGCCACTTTATGGACGACGCTTTTCTTCGGCATTGTCTCGAGGTTAAAAGCTTCGCCAGCTTCAAGGATTACAAGGCCGCTTTTAAAAAAATGGCCGCTTGGTAAGGAGAACGGAAAAATGACCAAATACGAAGCAGAACAACGCCACCGCACCTATTCCGCGCTTATCTCGCTCGGGTTTACCTTCGACGAGTGCGAGAAGATGCGCCGAATTTCCCTCACTCTCCGACGCTGGTTCGAGTTGGAATGCGGGACTGGTAACGATTGGGCCGATTGGGCCATAGAGAGGGACGAGGACGGCGAGGGCCGCCCTTTTTTGGTGACGCACTACCACCCACGCAACGGAATCCCGGCCCGGACGACGAAAACCCCCGTTGCAGACCGCGAGACGGGCGCCCGGAAGAGACTCGCCGCGATCATCCAAGGCCGCAATGAAAGGGCCTCGGGGTTGGTTTCCACCTATATCCAAGGCGATCCAAGAGGGGCCGCCCTGTATATCCTGCGTCCCGGCGATATCCCCGCCGGCGCCGAACCCTGCCAGTATTACTCGCGCGGCCTTTGCCTTAGTTAAGGAGATCAAACCATGCTCACCAATCAGAAGCAAATCCGCGCCCTTTTTTGGGATTCCCGCCCGGATCTTCCCCGGCGGCGCTATCGATACTCGCTCAGGAGAGACGACAAGGCCGCGCCGCTCGTCTATCCCATGGAAACCCGGTGCGCCTTCGTCGACTTCCTCGACGCCTTACACCGCGACGGCCAAGTGACCGACGCCCTCGCCAACCGCGCCACCCTTTAGGAGAAATTGCAATGACTGAAAAAGATTGGACCAAGACAATAGCCGCCAAGCTTGTCGGCCGCCGAATCGTGGGCTTTAGCTACATGACGAAAGAGGAGGCCGCCTCGCAATACTGGCAGGACCGCGCCCCCGTTCTCGAGCTCGACGATGGAACCCTGCTTTACGCATCGGCCGACGACGAGGGAAACAACGCCGGCGCCTTGTTTTCTACGAATGAATCTCTCCCCGTAATCCCTGTAATGAGGTGAACAAATGAGACACGCCTTTTCCCTGCTAGCTTTGCTTTGCTTTGTCACCGCTTGGCTTTCGATTGATTCCCAACCCCTCGCCGCCGTCGGTTTTTTCCTCGCCGCCGTTATGGCCGGCGGCCTTTCCCAAATTGCCAAGGAGATTCTGAAATGAGCATTTACACCGAACAAGGTTACAAGGACCGGCACGACTACCTCGCCAGCTTGGCCGACGAGACCGGCGTAGACATGGAGACAGTCTTTACTCTCGCCTCCCTGCTCGGCCCCTCTGAGGACTTCGACGGACTCGTCATCAGCTTGGAGGATATGTCCGAATGATTCACCTCACAGAGACGGGATTCAATGCGGGGCGCCCCCTTTGTGGGGTTTCCCGAGAGGAGGCCGACGAAAAGGTGCACGCAGTCTATGCGCCGCTCGAGCGGCCAGCTTTCCGAGCTCAAGCTTGCACCGATTGCCTGAGAGTGTGGGCCCTTGAAGCTTACGACGACGACGACACCATGCCCGAGTGGGTGCAAGAAATGAGGAGCTTCGCCAATGGAATATAAAAATTTCCTGATTCTGATTCATCGAAACCATGCGGGGCTGGAGGTCTCGGCCATCCCCGACTCGGGAGAAACCATCCGCCGCCGCTTCATTTTCTACACAGAAGAAGAGGCCCTCGAGGTAATCAAAGAGGAAATCGACCTGCTGATCGACTGATGATGCCCTAGCAGGGGCGAAACTTCCCCGCTCCGAGACCGCAAATTGCCAATGGCATGAGACCGCAAACGAACGGGGAAGTCTCGATCTAAACCAAGGAGAAAAGAAATTGAATCGCTCGGAAATTGAAGACATGAAACGCCGACTGGCAGACAGACGCGACGAGGAAATGAGTCCGTCTTGGCTTGCAATGATTGGCGGACTCTTTTGGCTTTTTATGTCGTTTATTTGGATCTTTATTTTTTAGGGGCAGACAACCCGCCGCCGGGGCGGATTCCCGGTTTCTTGCTAGGAGAAAACCAAATGAAGTATCGATTCATTGCAGATCCCGGCCATGGCTGGCTGGAAGTGTCAACCGAGGAGCTCGAGCACCTCAAGATTGCCAAGGACATAAGTCCTTACTCTTACCGATATGGGGGAAAGGCATACCTCGAGGAGGATTGCGACCTTTCCGTTTTCTTGAAGGCCAAGAAGGAGGCCGGGGAAGAAGTCGAATTGCTCGAGGTTTACCAAGAGAACACGCCGATCAGAAGCTACCCAAGCTATGGATGGGGGGGTTGCTGAAATGATAGACATGGCACAAGCAGAGCGGGGTTTGAGATCAACGAGCAGACCCATGCCCTACACATGGCACGACATAAAACCCAAGGCGCACATTCAGCGGGGAGACATTTGCGTAATAAGGTGCATGAGCGGTTCGCCTGAGATGCTCAAGCTGGTCGAGCAACGCCACTATAAAGAGTGGGTTGGATGTTTTTCTTACATTGGAGAAGTGAAATGAGTGAGATTCGGTTTGGTGCGGTGCGGGTAGATGTTGGGATGCTGAGTGATGCAGATTATGAGTATGTCCTCAGCATTTTCAAAGATGCTCTGAAGTTGGAGGGCTACGACCCCGAGGAGTATACGACTGACGAGTGGGTGCTTGAGTTTAAGTTTGAGAAAAGGGAGGTGTGAAATGTATTGGAATCATAGAGTTGTTGACCTGACCTCAGAGAACGGGGGTGAGTATCTGATTGCTATACGGGAGGTTTGCTACGAGGAGAACGGGATGCCGACAACAAATGGTTCACCATTTGTATTTGTTATGTCTGAAACGATGGAGGGATTGCGAGAAGTGATAGATCGCATGAAGGAGGCACTCGACCAACCTATATTGACACCTGAAGACTTTAAGGGGAAGTGAAATGAGTGAAATGAAAGAACCACGGACTTGTCAAATAGATGCGGAAGGCCTAAGCCTACGAGATTTTGATGCGATCAGCGAGATAGTGCATGACGCATTGCGTGACATGGGTATCGAACCCGCATCGTTTAGTTGGTGCATAGAAGTTGAATACACAGAGGAGGAGAAGTGAAATGACTGCAATGGATTACAACAAGCTTTTACACGCCTTTGAACGAGGGATCGACGATGGGTTTTTTCGAGGCGATTCTGAAAACCGATACCTAGGCAATTCTGAGGAATGGGAAGATGCCTACCAGCGGGGCTACGAGCATGGGGTTTGGATGTATTGCGAGGCCAACCATTCTGAGGAAGAAGCTAAAGAGGACCAAGATGAAAGTTAATCAACTGGAGGGCGCGGCCCTCGAT